GTGCGTGATTGTTGTTACCAGAAGTATCTAATCCTCTAGCTCGTGTTGGTTTTAATATTGTTTGTATTGTAGCTGCCATTAAACCAGTAACCCCACGTTTCCATTAATTTTATATATTTTTACATCAGATATAGTTATATCATTTACCTGGCTAGAAGTATCTCTTTCTACTCTCCAGTATGTACTGTCAGATGAGTTCCATAAAAATGTATATGTTCCAGGTGCGGTCATGTCTGCATCAGGGTCATCAGCTGCAGGTCTTATTCTCCATCTTCCAGTAAGACTAGTAACAGTTACGACCATTTTATATGCAGAATTTGCTTCTAGTATAGCAGAACTAGGCTGGTGTTTAATTTGAACATGGTCACCATCTGAATCGGTCTGTAATCGCAGAGTTTTATTATCGTTATCAATATAAGTAAATGTAGTAGAATTATTAGCATTTGTTATAAAATCACCAACATTGCCTGTACTTATACCTGTTCCAATAAAATTAGAATCCCAATTTAATAATTCGTCTCCATAAATAGTTGACCCAGAATGATGGTTATCATATACAATAGGTCCTTGTCCTGTAACATTTGTTTCGTGAGATTCATCTAAATTCCACCATGATACTAAGTTTGTTTTTTCGCTGTCTGTTAATCCAGCATAATTTTTGTTCATTATAGATTTAATTTGTGGTTGTGTTAATACTGATGTCCATGCTCCTGCATTACATATATACCCTTGTGTATAATTAGATGCACCATCTCCATTGCCTATCCTTAATTCTTTTGATGTATTAGGTATAGAAACAGGTGTTCCTGTGCCTGCTTCAGCCCCAGACGAGTTAGGAGTAATCCGTACTCCATCTACATAAAACCATATTTCATCAGCAGTATTTGAATATGTAACAGCAAAATGATACCACCTATTTACTGTATAGCCAGCACTGGATTTATAAGCGTATACATCATTTCCAACAGAAAAATTTAATCTACCAGCACCGCTATCTGTCCCTGATTGTAAATCGTATCTAAAGTTAAAAGAAGAACCTGAATTATTATAATATCCTTTTGTTATAAATTCTTGAATATTAGCATCTGTCAAATAAGCCCAACAACATAAAGATAACGTATCGGAACCATCAAAAGATGTAATATCACCCATTGTAATATAATCATCAGTACCATCAAAATATGCAGCACCATCACTTACAGGTACTACACTGCCTGCATCATACTTATGCTTTAGTACGAGGTTATCTGTTACTATACCAGGTGTTGTTAGCTTCTGAATAGATAGGCTATTTTTTAATCCTAAAGGCATATATTAACCTCTGTATGCTATAACTTTTCCACTAACAAGTGAAAAAACTGAGTATCTACCATAGATAGTAAGCCCTGCTGGTATTGTAAAATCAACAGCATCAGCCATTGTATTAGCAATATCAGTACAATCACTAACATCTACTTCAGAATCTTCAATCGCCGTAATAGCAACAAAAGGGCCTGTATGTTGCGCTGTATCATCTATAAAGACTGAGCCAGCTTGACCTAAAGCAGCGTTATCAGCTTCTTGCTCTGTAAGGACTTGTAATCCCGTATCTGCCATTATTCCTCCTAATTTGTATGTGCTAACGTAATGGTTAACATGTTAGCACAGAACTATTTTATTAATCTTTCACCCAAATTGTTTGAGTTAAAGTTTTTACATCTTCTGTCCACGTAACTGTAGGTGGACTATCGTCTTTTATCCAGGTCATTATACGCTAGCAATAAAGATTTCCATATCACAAGACGCTGTATCAGCATCAGCTGTGATAGACTTTAAATCGCCAAGACTTACAGTTAGAGCGCTTGAATCTGCATCCATAACAGCTGCCATACCACCTGAATTATCACCATTCCAAACAAATGATTGGCCTGCATCTAATTTAATAGCACACTCATCATCAGCTGCATTTTTAAATGTCAATGTTATAAAATTAGTATCATCTAAATTACTAAATCTCATATATCTAACATTAGCTGGAACGTACTGTCCTGGACCGATAACAGTATCAAATGTTGCGATACTTGCTTCAGCTGTTGTTATTGTTTCAATTCTTCTAGTTACATTACCTATGCCAGAAAAAGAGTAAGATTGTACACCACCATAATCTCTTCCATCTAAAGTCAAAGACTCCTTCAAGGTAACTGTCAACGTAGAAGCTGCAAATGAACTTTTTCTACTCATTAGTTTCTCCTTCTATTAACTTTTGTATTACATTATCTATTGCTTCCCCTTTATCTATACCTTGTCGCATAAGGGTAATTACTTCATTAGCACTTTGTGTAGCTCTTTCTACTTCTAAACTACCTTCAGCACTTTCTCTATATTTTTTTGTTAACTGCTCTTTTATTACATCTCTCTCTTCAAGCCCTGCAGATTTTCCACCCTCTTTATATACCACAAAATCTTCTGGGTCCATTAGCTCAAAATTACCATATTCTGATTGCACGAAAAGCTCAGGCGCTACTCCAAATAATTGAGCTTTCTTTGTTTGCTCTTGTATAGCTTTAATCATTTTTATCTTAGCAGCATCTGGCATTGACTTCCACGAAGAGTTTAACCCTTGACCTTCTTCTGCAATAAAGTTGTTATTTTCATCAACAGCAACCACTCCATTTTCCATAACCCAACTGTCAGACATCATTCTTTTTAATTGAGCATAAAACTCTCTACCAGCAGCCACCTCTAACAAAAATCTCTGTTTAGGAGTAAGCTGTATTAAGTTTTTATATTTCATTTCAAAACTAAGGTCACCCAAATTAGGTGCTAACCTAAGTATTTCTTCTGTTATAGCTTTAGATGTTTCATTTTCTTTACCCTCAGATACTCTCAAAGCAAGTAATGCGCCTTTAGGGTCCGCTACTCTTACTGGCTCACCAAACAAATTAACTTTAGGTACAGCCTTGTCGCCCCCTACATATCTAAATTCAGTTACAATCGAGTTATACCAGCTAGTAAGGCTTACCATATTTTCACCTCTTTCTTCTCTATATGCTGGCTCATAACGTATATCGTCTTTTATTTTGCCCCCTTGCATTATCATATTAGGAACAAAACTACTTAATAGTAATCTTGTGAAATAAGTTTGAGCATCTTTTCCTTTTTCACCACCAGAAACAAATCCCTCTACAAGTGACTGTAAGTCTTGTGTACCTTGCATAAATGGATTTTGAGCAAATTGATTAACCCAAGCTGTCATTACTTTAGCTGACCTATCTGTAAAATCTTCTCCCTCACCTTGTTTCCATGTAGCAGCTATATTTAATAATGATGCTAACGGTTCATAACCAAGTGTACTAAAACTTTTAATATCACCATCTATATCTTTCCACCATATTGAGTTTGGTTGGTAACCAAGTTTATCTTTTAATTCTCTTGTAGCCTCATCTTCATCTTTCCAATCACCTTCGTAATTGTATTGACCATCCCCTAAAGCTTGTCCCATCCAATATAATATTCCTGTACCTACAGAAACTCTAGCTGTTTGGTCTGAAAACTTACCCCAGTTTCCAGTTCTTATTCCCTCGCTAGCCGCTCTAAAATATTTAGGTGTAGCCACGCCAAGAGGTGTCATATTATATGCAGTTTTCATTATGTTAGCACTGGTATTAAAGAAAGGAACGAAAAATTGAATAGCTTCGGTTCCTTTTCCAGTTCTTATTCTGTTAAACATTCTTCCCATTTTACCTAGTTGAGCTTGGAAAGTAATATATTCTGCACTTGTTTTTGCTTGAGTAATCATTTCAGCTGATGGGTTATTTATAAGTTCATTAACTCTATTTCTATATGCCTCTCCTGAAAGTTTTTCACTTCTTGCTATTTTATGAGCATATTCATGTAAGAAGCCATTCTCAGCTGGTTTTCTTATCATTGCATCTATCATTATCTGTATTCTTTGGGGTGTGGTTACAATTGTTCCAGTCTTGCCACCAATTTTAGGGGTGCTGTACCAACCTTCCCTCTTTGCAAGAGAAGATTCAGAAAGAACCTCTTCTTTACCTTTTAATATATCCCACATAAGGTTAGGAACTTTCTTGGTTTTTAAAAATCCTTCTGTAAAATGAAAAGCATCCATAGCTCTGTAATTAGCAAGAGGGTCCCATTTTCCTCCTCTTATACCATAATCAAATGCTGTTAGAACTTCATTTAAAGACCCTGAAACAAGCTTAATAGGGAGCTGCATTAATAAATTACTTGTATTACCTACTAAACTACGGGTTACTGAACTTGCAGAAGAAAGAAGATTATTTCTTCTAAGTTCTACCAATTTTTGAACTAAAGTCGCAGGGTCAGGTTCGCTAAATATTGAATAAATAGCATTAAGCTCATCAGCACCTAGCATCGATAAATTGTCAAAGTTCATCTTTTCACCGTTTATCTCTACCTGCATAGCGTTTAATGTTCTACCTGCGTTAGCACGCATAGTATGATTACCTAAGCTAACTTTTTTAATAATAGGAACAAGGTTAGCATATTTTGATGGATTTGACTGATACTTATTTAATAATTCTAACAAAAAGAATTGACCGCCTATAACATCAACATGATTTGTTCTCACTAACTCATTAACTGTTCCATCCTTTTTCCATACACCATTTTTGTGTCCATCAATAAGCAACATGTTAATAGTGTTCTCAAAATTATTTGGCTTTAATGCTTGAGCTATCTGCTCTTCATGTCCAATAAATTTTCTAACTAATTCTGTGTACTTTTTGTTACCAATTTCATCTAGTAAAACCGTTAGCACCTCTCTAGTTTCTTTAGGAAGTTTTGAAAGATTTATATTACCTAAATGATTATCACTTAACCCTTTATTTGGTGTAATAGGGTCACCCTCTACCACTGGCATCTCTTCTGTTTTAACAATCTTTTTGTTAGCACCGCTCAGTATAGCTTGCTCATCTATACTTCTTGCTTGCCCTAGCTCTTTAGGCGAAAGAACTAAAGGTTCTCTGTCAGTAATAAATCTGGTTTCTATATTAGGTAAAGTTTCGTCAAATACATACTCTACTGTAGTTTTCTTAAGATTACCAGTTTCTTTATCGTGATACCTAAATTCTAATTTTTTGTTTTTAGCATACATCTGCTCCATCATCTTTATATTATGTGGATGAGATATATTAGCCCAATCTATAACAAGATAGCCATCTTCTATAACTTTCTTTTCTAAAGTTAACCTATTTTGATTAGCAAGATTTATATCTTGAGGAATAGGGTCAATATCAAATTTACCGTTTGGCCCAAAAGTCTCTCTCCATTTTGCCATGTCTGAAGCTGAGGTAAAAAAGTTTGTATTGTTTGCATCGAACTCACCATACCTATTCATTAGGTCTACAGTTGAACTCTGCCGCAAAGTTGCTATATCCTGCCCTTTACCCACAAGGTAACTAACATGTCCATCTTGAGTTGTGATTTCTGTATAAGGAATGTCACTGCTTGGCCTTTCATTTTGCATTCTAAAATCCCTAATTCCATTAACCCTAGGTGTTGCAGTAAAAACTTCACCGTAATTATTAAGGAAAGATTTTTGACCAAAGAATAAACTAATAATCTGCATGTCGGTAGTATTAATATCTCCTGTTAACATATTTGATGTTTCAGATTTATTTTCATACCAACCTTTTCCTTCAGCGATATGAATTACTTTTCCATCCTTTTCAGCGTTACGTATATAATCATCTAAAAACTTCTTATTTACTTTATTGACTTCCTCTATAGGTAAATCTTTAATTTTGTTTAAATGTTTCTTTAAGCTGTATCCATTAAAGTTAATATCCTTATCTCCAAGTTTATCAAGAATAAATTTAACACCTCTTACATCAGTAACATTATTTGCAATAACTGCCCAATTTCCACCATTTCTATCAAAATTTAACTTGTCTGAATTATTTATAAATTCTTTAAAATTCGCTCTATTCACAAAAGGTGAAGTCGGCTCAACTAAAAATGTTTTTTCTAAAGGTTTAGTAATATGTTTCATTACCATGTTATACAGTTTAGGTGCGTATACACTCTTCTGGTTAGCATATTTGCCAAAGAAATTATAAAAAGAGTTTTGCATTGCAGTTTCAGAAAAGAACGCTAAATGAGCCGATTCTGGAAGTGTAGAAAGACCATCTATAAACCCTTGCATTTCTCCATATTGCCCAAAACCGTTACCACTTTTTCCATGGTGCATATAATCATGTATGCCTCTAAATAAATCATTGTAAGTTAAGTTTTCACCACTCTTTGCCTTAATTCCGCTTTGACGCAACATGGGATAGTTTTCTACTAAGTGAGGATGAAAATTACCGTTAGCATCAATAGCCATTTCTTTTCCTAGTCTAACCGAAAGTTGAAACTTATCTGGCAAACCCATTTCTTTTATAAATTGGTTGACAGTGACTCCCTCTAAATTTTCCATTGGACCAAAGCCATTTTTTGTTTGACGAATATATAGGTGACCATTAGTCATATCTTTCATAGCTTCCGCTGAATTTTTATAAGGCTCGCCCTTACCTTTCCATACTTCAATTTCAAACCCTTCTTTTTCTAAGATTTTCCACTGACTAACAAGCTCTTTGTTTAAAGACTCATAAGACTCTTTTAGTGGACCGTAATTTGGTCTATGCTCTAATTTTTCATACCCTGTTGCTAATTCTTTTTGAACCTCTTTAAACCAAGGCTCATTACCATCTATAATCTTATATTGGTCTTTTACTACAACTCCACGTTTTTGCAAATCAAGTTTTATTTGTTCAGAAACTTTAAATAGTTTATGGTTAGGGTTGCCTGTATATATATTACCTCTTGCGTCAGGTTGAGTAAATTTACTAGAATACTTTTCTGTTGGTACAGGCAAATCAAACTTTGGAAACTTACGTGTATAAGCTTTAAACTTTTTAACATAGTCATTTAATCTTCCACCGTCAAATAAAGTTTTATCCATTCTGTTGGCAGCTGCTAACCACTCATCTGCACTTTTTACACCATCTTCTACCATATTACGCCAGCCAAATTTATTTCCAGTATATACATACTCTCCAGATTCTCCAGCTTTGTCGTTATATCTAGGTCTAACTTTATCTAAAACAAATATTCCGTTCATTATAGCACTGCCTCTAGCGCTAAGTTTGTGTCCTGTGTAACTTTCCACCATAGATGATGATGCAGGCATTTCTTTTGTAATTCCAGGCACCTTGTCACCTTTAATAGAAAAGTAATTAATTTCACCCCCTTTTAAAGGTTCAACACCTTTTGGCAAGTTACCCATATATACTTTACCATCATTCTTACCTATTCTTATATACGCCCAATCTTTTAAAGATGTCCTGTAGTTGCTCCATATAATTAAATCACCCTCATTCTGAGCTTTAGCCTTTATATCTTTATTGGTAGCTATTTCAGTTTTTCTTTCTACCTTTGCTTTTTCAAGTTCAGCAACTTTTTCATTAAGTTTGTTTTTTGCATTTTTTAAATCTATTTTAGCAGTGTAAGTTTCAGTAAGTCCAGCTATACCTTTTTTAGTAGAACCTTCCGTTTCTATTTTTTCAAGATTCTTAACTTCCCCTTTTATATTCTCTACTTCAACCCTTAAGTTACGCACTTTCTTAAGAGCAACATTTTGTACTGGTTCTCCCTCTATAACAGCATACTTTACGTTATCTGTTATATTTTTCCCTGTAATTTTTTCTACTTGAGGTAATACTTCTCTATTCCAACCATGACCTTGTGCATATAAAGCGCCAGCATTATCGTAAATCATCTCTGGCATACCTTCAACCTTAAGCCTTGCTGGAACATTAGGGTCATTTAAAAAAGCATCTTTAAACTCAGCTGAACTTTTGTAATGATTTGCATTTATTTTATGTACATAATTATTGAAATTCTCGTTAACAAGCGCAGGTTGTTTAAGTCTATAATTAGGTTTTAATTGTCTAACAGTCCAGTCCCATGCAGTTTCAGCTGTAGGTAAAGTGTAAGTTTTTCCATCTCTACTTTTGAATGTAGAATAACCTACAGGCTGTTTAAGGCCATGTTTAGCCATAGCAGCTGACATACCTAAATGTAAAAGATTTTGTGTTTGCTCGTATACAGTTTGATAATTACTAGCTTCGCCAGAAACCCATCTATCATAACTTTGTTTTCCAGAAACTGTAGAATGAACTGTTCCGTATATACCCGCCCCTGTTATAAGTGTCATAGCTGTTCCACCTGCAACTACCCCAGCTGTAGGGTTAGAAAGGCCAGCCATACCAAGAAGACTTTGTATTCCTTGCCTTCCGTATCCTAACATAAGAAGAAAGGTAATGCCTTCAGCTGTTGTAAAATCTCTAAATGTATCTCTAATAGCATGCCAAGTAGCGTTAGCAGATAAAGAAAAAGCATCATTTAGCTCAGGGTCTGATAAGTACTGTTTGTATCTTAAAGCTTTTGACTCATCTCCCTCAGCTATAGTTAAAAGTTCATTATATAAATTTTGACCATGTTCAGAGTTCCAGTCTATAGCTCTTCCACCTATATTACGCCTCATAGCATCCACCGCTGAAGATTCATCCCAACCTATATCATGATAATTACTGATAGAGTTTAATGTTAATTGAGCTACACTTGGAAGGTCATCTGTAAGACCTTGCCTAGCTGCAGTAGCTACCCACTCATTTGCAAAATCTATTATAGGATAATCAGAAACACCTGAAATAAGAGCCGAATACTCTGTGTTTGTTGCTTTTTCTAATTCACTTACCGAACTAAAATAAGCACTATCATCAAGCGTTAGCACAGCCCTAGCATAGTTTAGATATATTCTTTTAGCATCTACTTCACTAACATATTCATTTTTTTGTAAATGTTTATTAACCGTGCTAATTAAATTTAAATAAATGTCTTTTGAGTCGGCATTGAAAACCTCATTCCAAACAGTACCCTCTAACCATTGACCATGACCAAGCATTTGAGCTTTGCCTATATCCATAGCTTTTTCACCAATAAAGAAATCTTGATTTTTATCAAACTCTTTAGAGAGCGCTATCGTAATATCTTTGTCGCTAGTTATATCATAGCCACGCTTAGATAAATTTTCTCTTATGTTATTTTTAAATGAATTGACAGTATTATCTAAATTATCTAAAGCTAGGTCTTTGTTTTTTTCATAAGCAGCTCTTACATCATCACCCATTTTATTGTCTACCATTAGCTCAGATGCCAACCTTTTGCCACGATTCATTCTAGAATCAAGAATGCCATCAACCATAGAAGTTACAGCGTCTTGCGTGCTAATAGGCATTATATCATCATTAGGAATGTTACCAAAAGGTGTTTCTATTTCTGTAGCTATAGGCGCATTTCTTTTAGTATGTATATATTTTACAATATTACTAACATCTTTTAGAGCTGCATAAATAGCTGTATTTTCAGCTTTTCTCTTTTCACCTAAAACGGAAAAAGAATCTTTTTCCACTTCCTCCATATCTATAGGAGCGGTAGGGGTAACATCAACCTTTTGTGTATCGTTGGGTGCGGGTGCTTGAGAAGATGAGACGCTGATGTCACCCCCTTCTTGAATTTCTGGGCTAGGATTAGGGTCAGGTAAATCCAATTGCATATTAGGGTCAATTGGGTATTTAGACTTATCTAAATAAGATTCAGCCATTTTTACTCCTCAACAAATGGTGCTAATTGTGCTGCTGTTGGGTCCACATCATCCTTACTAGGCACTGGGACATCTGTTAAAAATTCTCTCTTTTGATAAGTTAAATCGTTTAAATCTATATCTAACTGTTTTAATAAAAAGTCAATAGTCTCATTAACATCTTCTAATGAAGACACAAACTCAGGGTGATACTTTTCTGGATTAGCTATAATACTGTCTATTGCAGTATTGAACTGATTAATATTTAAACCTGTTGCATCTTCTATATTTTTAGAGATATGCTTTGCACCAGCATATTCTATTAATTCATTTCTATCTTTCAACTGAGTTAAAGACCATTCTACAGCAGAAGGGTCGCTAGTTGCAAAAGCTAAATACATACCTGCTTCGCCTGGTTTTGATGTCCCTGGCTTTCCAGGAATCTCTTTAAAACTCATAGGCATAGGTAACCAGTCAACATCAAACCCTGTCGCATCTTTTATTATTTTTTTATAAGAGTCAATTAAGTTAGCATACTCTTTTTGAGCTTTGTCATCCATTTCAAGTATAGGGGTTAAACCCATCTCTTCTTTCATTGAAGCTTTGTATTTAGCTGTATCAGGATTTTGAGATTTAAATCTGCCCCACAATATAGAAGCATCATATTTTTTTAACTGGTCTGTAATTCTTTTTAGATTCCCAGCTATAACAGGGTCACTTTTAATTAAATTATCTTCCCGCTCAAACTGCTTTCTTATCTCACTAACGTAAGTGTTGTAATTCTCTAAAACACCCCTGTCTATTACTTTTTGAAAATCTACATTTTGTCTAACTATTTTAGTCTTGTCTTCTTCACTTAAGTTATCAAATATCTCTTCTTTATATTTAATAGCCTCGTTTTTATTCCTATTTTCAGACTCTTGCTGAAAAAACTCTTTTATATCACCTACTGGAGCTTTACCAGCGGTATCATAACTTCCACCGTGTTCCTCTAATATTTTATTAAGTTCTGTTTGAGATTCATTTAGAAAAACATCTACGTTAGCATTGTTAGCTCCTGGAAGCTCTGGATTAGCTATATATGTAAGATACTCGTCTGACTTTAATAGCACCTTCTTCTTCCAATCGTGCAGTGGTGAACCTTCTTCAGCCTCAATATTATTAGCTCTTGTTCTGTATACACTAACCTTATTTTTTAATACATTAGCTATCTCTTTGTTACTGGGACCCTCAGTCTTTTTAGGTTCATCGTAAGTAAAGGCTTTAGCCTCTGTCGCTGATTTCCAAAAATTTGACATATTATAATCCTAAAAATTTCAATAACGCACTATATCCGCTAGATGGTGTACTAGCTCCAGCGCCTATAAACTTTCCAGCTAAATCGCCAACTATTGTTTTACCAGCGCTACCTACTAAATCTCCAAGGAAAGAACCGAGACCACCCCCTTTTTGTAATTCAGCTATTCTTTCCTGACTTTTCATTTGTTGCTTAGATAAATCAATTGTCGCTGCTAATTGCTTTGCTCCAGCTTCAACATCTGCTCCAGTTTTTACAGCGCCAAGGTTTAACCCAGTTAACTGTGAACTTAATCCTGCTTTTGCGGCTTCAGTGCCAGCGCCGAGTTTAGCACCTATGCTACCAGTATCTTCAACAACTTTAGATGTAACGGTCCCAACCTCTTCTGGTGTCATACCTCCAGCAAGTAAAGCTGTTTCTAGCATTTTTGCAGTTTCACTAGCAGCTTTAGATGTTTCAAGCTTTTGAAGCTCGCCCGTTTTTTCAAGCGCTTCAGCTCCTGCTATTTGAGACTTTTGAATTTCCCTCTTCATGTCCTCTTCAGCTTTTCTACCTTCTTCAAATGCCTTAAAATCACTTTCTGACATTAAAATAGCATTGTCACCATAATTATCTTTAGCATAAGAAATAAGATTTCCAGAGCTTTCACTTCCAGAAACTTTTGACATTCCGCTCCATTCTTCTCCTATCCTACTGTCTCCAACATAAGCGACCTTTTCCCCATCAACCTCTAATATGTACCCTTGATGAGAACGACTTCCTATTTCATAAGCTGATTTTCCCTTAACTTGAATTAGCTTAATTACTTGACCTTTTTCGTTTCTGTAAGTTGCAGATACATTAGTTTTTTTTGAGCTAAATCCTGCCATTTTATCTCCTATTGCTTTCCATTATAAAAACCCTCTATAATAATATCTTCTACCTCTAAATCTATTAAAGAGCTTCCTGTTTCTTGTATTAATTCATATTGAAAGGTTTTACCCTCTCTTTTAATTGGTATTTTTCTGTTTTTTAAAGTTTTATGTATAGGCAGTAAAGTTTCTCCAACCTTACTACCGTCTGTGTATACGATTAGCTTTATATTTGCGCCAAATTTATAGGTTATATACATATATTCTATGTACTTTTTTTGTGACGGGTCATCAAATGTATGATTTTTTGATTTTAGCTGAAAGACACTTTCTTTTAAGTGACTCACAGTATCGTCAGTAATCTCAACACCGTTAGCATCATTAAATGTACTTGGAATCCTGTTTACAGTTAACCCTACTTGCGTGTCACTTACATATTCAAGAAACCCAGTATCTCCTACAAAAAAGTTTCCTATTTTTACTTGTTGATTTGCTGCTATAGGGTCATCACAGTTTTCTTCTGACCAAGATTTTTTATCAAAATTGTATACATACCTTAAAGCGTCTTGAGCGTTCTGTAAAGATGTGTCAGGAACAAATACAATTTCATTTTTCTTTGGTGAGTATCCTAAAATAGGATTGTTAAATGTTAATTTTTGGTATGTGTCAAGTATAGGTAAAGCTAAATTTTCTTTTGCTGGGATTAAAAATATTCCAGAGTCATTAGCAACAGAAACACCAAAAGGTGTAGCTACTACAGCATTTTTCCATTTAGTTCCCATAGCTGGCATAACACCAACTTCAGAAAAATTTTGCGCTGGGTCGCACAAATAAGAATCAGACTCCTTAACAACCACTAAAGCGCCATTAAAAGACTCTAGAGCTACAACAGCATCAGCATCTATTTTACCAATAGTTCTAGACCGTGCTAACGTAAACTCATCTAACTTATAAGCAGTTGTCCATAATATTTTGCCACGCTCATTGATAGTTTGTTCATTCTCATCCATAACATCGACATTTCCTATTATAGTTATGCCCGATATTTGTGTAGAACAAGCCCATCTAACTGGAGCAAATCTATCTTTTGACGCTCTATCTAGCTTATCTCTATAATTTATTCCTTTAAAACCATAATGAGGTATTCTTCTGGTCGCAACAACATCTTGACGAGGAAGAAAACCTTCTATAAAATATCCATAACTGCACGCACCAGGATTGCTTAGATTTTGGTTACCAAATATCCCATCTGTATCAATAGGTACAGTATATCCATTGCCAAGACCAAGAGTACCAACACCAAATCCGTGCATAGGTGGATAGGACAATGCCAATCCAGCATCGTTTGTAAAATATTTTGTACCGCTCATAAAAGTTTTAGCAGGAGGAAAACTACCACTGGTTGGAATAGGCCTAAAAGTGGTATCTACAGTTATCATATCATTCGTGTAATCTCCATCGCTTATAGATGATATTTTATACATACCATTAACAGATAATGATGAATCATTTGTTGCTATAAAAATAAAATCACCAGACTTATACCCAAATCTATCTAACCGTACATTATCTATACCTATTTTTATAGTGTTAGCATCTTTATCAAAAACTAAATTTGCCAAAGTTTCACCAGTAGACAAAGCATTTAAAGCAACACCGCCAAAAAACACCGTATCCTCATGTTTGCTCTGCCACCTAGCGCTCTCTGTATTATTTAAACTTCCATAAGTGTTTTGTCTTCTATTTACACTAGCATAATATGTTGTGTGTATCAAGTCAGTAGTATAATTCATTTGCAAATCAAATTGTTTTCCTACAGCAGATGCCAATATTATAGTTTCATTAGGACATGCTGCTGCATTTCTTACAGTGATTGAAGGGTCAGCCCCTGTTGGGTAACCATCAGTTACATCTTGAGGGGAAAGTGCTACTCCCCACCTATTACATATTGCCCAATTATATGTATTGGTAGCATTACCATCTCCGCTACCTGTTCCTTTCTCTCCTATAGTAAATAACGGTGAGCTAAATGGAGCCTCAATCCATGCACCGATATTCCCAGAAAAAGCTTGAGTTTCCTCAGAAAAAGAAGAAGTGTCTGCCTGAGTTTTATGAGTAAAAGCATCAGAATCGTTGTTTTGTAAAAGCTCAAATTCTCCAACATCTGTATAAGCTTGAAAAGACTTTTTCATTGAGCTAACAGGCGAGTCTACTAAACATGTATTTATATCATAAGAGTTCACAAGATAAAAGTCAGTCTCCCCTTCTGGATTCCAATATAAATTAACCCCTGTAATTCTTTTGTTCCATTCATCGCTAGAATTAGCACCATCTTCTCTTATTGTTATACTTGTGTCTTCTGTAGCTGTAGGACTACCATCTAAGCTTCCACTACCATAAAATTCTGCTTTATCGAAAAAGCTAACAAATCTTTCTGCTGTTAACCCTTCTGGGGCAGCTTGCACAGTATTAACTGTAACGCCTGGGAAAGAGCCTGTCTTTCCAGAGCAAGTTCCTGTGTTTATTATATCTAAGATTTGTTGACAAGTAAAAGTTCTACCACCACCATTTTCGCATTTTAATTTTATATCAACAACCTCTTGAGAGCTGACGACCTTTCTAATAATAGCAATTTCAAAAGTGTTAGCACCCATAGTTGATAGGTCAAAACCAGTTGTAGTATGTTCTATAGTGAAATTTATTAAGCTACCCTTTTTGCCTAGCCTCTTATTTGTTGTCAGCTGTAAATAATGAGGGTCTCCGCTACTGTTTAAAATAGCATCAAGGTTACCTGCATCTCCTCTAGATGTACAAGATTTTGCCCCTGTGTTTACAACTATAGATACAGCTCTGGCTGGTTGTGTTTCTTGAACAAAGTATATTTCATCTCCTGTCGCACCTCCAGCTGTACCAATATGTTCTTGAGGACTAGTACCCAAAACTCCACGCATAACTGTAACGCAATTTGAATTATTGCTTGGACTAAAAGTAGTTTGACCTTTTATAACATACATTTTTTCAGAACCTATACGTATAACTTTACCAACTAAACCTTGTAAATCGTCAGGGTCTGAAAACTCAATATAATTTTGAACTTTATTTACGTCATACTTTAATTTTTCAGAAAATAAAGTATCTTCTTGTTCTAAAACTATATTTGGCGGTTCATAACAAGGGAAACCAGAAATACCTAAATTACCAAACTCATCCCTAGAAAGTTCCGATTCACTCGTATAATCATAAATATAACTAACAGCGTACCTATCTCTTTCACTGAACCTTGTTCTTGCGTCTGTATCTGGCCAAACCATAGCATCCAAAGAAAAGTTGCCCCACCAATCTCTATCGGTATCTTCCCACGCATTCCCCGTAAATCTCCTTGTATTAAGCCAAGGGTCTTGAACAAATATTCCAACATCACCTACATTTTTGCAAGCGTTATCTCTATCTAAATAGCTAGTAAGCTTTACATTTGTAGGAGGTTTTATATGTTGGTCATAAATTTCCCATTTATTTATTTCTTCTGCCTGGCTTGGCATTGATGGGCTAGGTGCCATCATATAAAGCTCATTACCACCTGTATTACTAGTAGAATCTTTCTTTCCAAACACAAATCTTTTTATATGACCAAACCATTTAGATACATTTGTAGTATTAATGTTAGCATCTGATATTCTGATATTTCCATTTCCTGAGAAAAAGTCAATATCTACTTCTTCGCCAGTAGGAATGTCCCAACCTATATCTGATGACCACCACTCCCAACTATTATCTAAAGTTGTACCGCTATCACTGTCACTTGTAGATGCTTCATGTATTAATATTCCTATTTTATCATTATTTTTGACAAACATTAAATAATAGCTTCTACCAGTATTTACAGGAGTATCTTCTATTGTCCAGGAACTTTTATATAATAAAATATAACTCTTACCACCACTTTGTATATCCGCAGTTGTATCAGCAGTTGTAATTTGAACATCTTTTGGTGACTTTTTAATTTTGCCAGGGAAAAAACTCGATAAATTTTTATATATGGTAAACACATCATCTGGAATATCAAGCTCTCCCAAATAAGTTGCGAAACCTCTTGAAAAATTAGCTACCGCTTTTCTGAATGGTTGTCTAGGCATTTAAAAATCCCTATGACTGCTTTGAATAATCTCTTCCCTAACTAACTTGCTACCCATACTAATTTCTTCTTTCATTTTTTCCCACTCTTCTTTGTATAACGGGTACATTTGTGGTGCTAACCTTTTAACTAGCTGTAAAGTAGCATAAGCTACTAAAGCTTCTTGATGTTCATCTAATATTACACTATCTGGTGTATCGTCACCCTTTTCCATATCTTGCACATCAGCAACATAATGAACTCTAATCTGTTTAACTTCTGTTGGGGTAGGGTATATACCAATTGTATCGTTCCCCCACTGATAGTAAAATTTACCTGTATTAAATATATGATAATCTTTTGTGTTCATTAAGTTACATCCAATTCTATTATATCATTATAGTCAACAACATCAATTTTGTCACCATCATAATCAACTCTTAATATGTTAACTAAATCTGATGGTAAATTGTATCTTTCTTGGTCTACTACAGAATTAGTAGTAGCACTCGCTCTTTTTAAAAGACCCATTTTATTAATCTTCTTTTGCGCTCTATTTAAATAAAAATCTATTTCTTGGTCACTAACAGCTTCTCTGTCAATATTTCCAAGACCCATTCTCACCAACTCTCTTAATTCTTTTAATTTCACTATACCCCTCCTTGTAGCCTTGCATCATTAGGTTTTGTCTCGTGTGTATTTTTATCTTCAAATCCATATTTAGCATTTAATGCTTGAATATCTAATAAGTATTGTTGAAGATACAATTGAGACTCTTCTTCCTTTCCTATTGAGATTAGACTTTTATAACACGCATAATCTACAACTAGTTTTTCTAAAGACTCAGGCAAGTCACACTCAGTAGCAGCTGTAGTTTGAGGTTTTTTTATATACATTATTTCAGCATCTATAGCCTGACTAACGAGTCCTGCTGTTTGTATTTTTCCATTAAAAATAGAATACCATTTATTACCTTCTTCAGGATTTTTACTTTTAACATAAAATGGGTGTTTATCATCCCTAATATCTATTAATAAGTCAAAAGGTATTTTTTCTGCTCTAGTTAGCTTATCTCCAGCAACTCTTGTTACGTACCTTAAAACAATAGGTCTTAAAAAGTCTGAAGGAGGTGTAAGCTCATTAGATGCAGAAGAAGTTTCAATGGTAGCTTCCTCTATCATACTAGTAGCTTCAGCCATTAAAGATTGGTCATTTGCTTTATTAGTAACATCAAGTTGACCTTCTTTAATCCATTCTAATATGTCAGAAAAAGTAGGTGGCTCCATTTCCGTATCAGAAATAGTTACAGAACAACCACTACTATTAGAACTTTCTACTGTTCTAGCTCCTGTTAGCACAACTGTAGCACCAGATGGTGTCCCTGCAGTAATACCTTGAGCTTCACCAAAACCTCCGTCTATAGATGCTTTAAAAGCTGTTGCCATTGCGTTTGCTGCTGTGGAAGCTCTACTTACATTAAATTCTGCTACCGCTGGGGTTGCTCTTAATGTTAACTTAATACCGTTAATAGTAATTGTATCCCCATCAACAGTATTGGTTGTAAATGTTAAAGAGTGACTACCTTGAGATAATCCCATCTTTCTTTTAACTTGTCTTGCTAAATCATTTAATGTTGCCATATTTTCCTTTGGTTAAGGTTAGCATGCTAAAATTAGCATGCTAACCTTAGATTACTTAGTCAGATGATTAAGTCATACTTGTAGCAGCGGCTACATTTTCTATAACACCAAAGTCTTTACTGTTAAATTTAGACTTCGCCATTTCATAGATAATGCTTGCTGATACACTCAACTTATTACCTCTGTCAACTGTTTCTTCGTGCCATGAGTGGTCACCACCAAATGCAACTAAACCAGCTTGTGCGCCTAAGAATAAGTTTCTATTAGCATTAACTGAGTTAACTGTCATTTTTTGGATTCCATCATGCTCGTGTACTACTACACCATCCCACATACCTAATGCACCTGTAAATAGAGGATTATCTCCACCTCTTGGCATTGCGTATTGTTGTGCGTTTTGCCATGTAGAGTCATTTTTTAACTCTCTAGCAGTTTCAGGGTGAACGATAAGAACATAATAGTCTTTTCCGCCAACTCTGATTGGACGCATTTTAGGGTCAATTAGTTTAGCTCTTGCAGCCATAAAACTAATTGTTTTTGGTGTTAGTATGTCAGCAGTAGCTAATGAACCTGCTGGTGTAGTTTGCTTAATTGTACCACCATCATTCCATACTGCGTATGTACAGTCTGTACCAAACGCATAAGTTGCAACACCAGACGCATCAGATGTGGCACCTGATAAAGTGTCAATCATATCTTGCTCCATAGTTTCAGCAAACCAGATTTTTAATGAATCTAGAGCTTCTTTACGAAAATCAATTAAAACTTTTTTGTTGTGCATTTTACCTTTAGATAAAACACCTTGTCTTAATTGGTCTAGCGTTATTGTTTGTGTGTAAGTGTCAATTGTCACTTCGTTACCAGCAAGTGTGCTGTCACCTGTAACTCCACCACCATCAATCTTCATTTTAAGACCTATAGTAATGTCTTTTCCTTTTGCAGCCTTCAGGTCATTTAAGACGTGAATCGCAGAACTAGAACCACCGAAAAAACGAGAAAAATATGTATCGTTTTTTGCTTCGGTGAACAATTCTTTCGACCATCTTGATACCTCAAGACCCGAGTTCCATTGTACTTCAGCCATTTATTTCTCCTTTTATAATGGTTTAATGTATTCTATAAATACGTTCATTGCGCCTTGAGTCATATCATTTGTTGCTGATATAACTACATAGCTGTCTGTTGTGCATACATGACCAGCAAAATTATTACTAGCATGTAGTGTTCTACCACCAGTGTATACACCAGCAGTATGGTTATTTACTGCTGAATCGTCAGCTAACCCATCTAGATTACCATCAGTACCTGCAGTACCATCAACGTCAGAAATTCCTAAATCAAATCCATCGTTAAAAGCAGAGGTAACTAAACATGTAACATTTGTGATTACTGAACCAACAGGCAGTTTGCCTAATACGTAAGTGTTTGCAGCGGTCGGGAAATCACTGTGAATTAAATCCACAGAGAAAACATTGACTTTTGAAACCTCGTCATTAGTAGTATTAAGCTTGATAGATGAATTTGGTGTCACTCCATCCGCATTCATCAAACTAACATTTGCCATTTTATACTCCTCTTAGTTTATTCCAAGTAATTGGTTTCGTTTGTTGCGAGGTAACTTTTCCCATTCTTCGAAGTTAAGATTATCATAATCCACGTTGTCAGACTCAGATGAATTTACATTCCCTAAACCTTTTTCAACTTTTTGACCTTCTGCAACCTTTTCCATAGTAGAACTATCTACTTTAGTGTCAGGCTCTGGTGTTTTTACCTCTTTGTTGTTTGAAAATTGACTATAGTCACCAGTTTTCATAGCATGTAAATGCTCTAAATAATTAGCAACTTGGTCAACAGAATCGACAGATTGAAGTTGAAAGCCAGTTTCTTTAGCATACTCAACAAGCTCTGTTACATAAGAATCGTTATCTAGATTATGATTCTCAACAAAAGCATTAGAAGCATCTTTTGCTATTTGTTCAACAGTTTGTTTTTCTTGCTTACTTTCTAGCTCTTTTTGTGACTGTTGTATTGTACTTAATGCAATATCTCTAGAAAGCTCTTTAATACCTTCTTCAGTAAAAATATCGTATTTTTTTTCAATATTTTCGTCACCTGCTAACTTCTTGTCGCCATACATATCAGACGAAGATTCAATTTGGTTCTCTACTTGTTTTTGAAGTTCCTCGATTCTGGCTTTATATTTACCAATCTCTTCGGCCTGCTTCCCAGTATGAGATGCAAGATTTTTATAATCTTTAACCATTCTCTTTTCTAGGTCATCTTTAGTGTATGTTGTACCATTAATTTGGTACTCCTCCATCTTACTAGGACTTTCCTCTACCTCATTTTCCTGTTCGACATTTTCTGATTCCTCAGCCTGAACGTCTGCAGGTTCCTCAGTTTCGGACTCCTTCTCAGTTGGTTGGTAATCAGGGTCAAGGTCTGCTTGAGTTAGATGAGAGTAGCCTTCAGCTGTCTCATCTCCTGCTCTTTTTTCCTCGGTCTTATTTTCTTCCTGATTCAATTCTTCATTTAATTCTTCATTCATAATTTACTCCTTTTGGATTGCTATTCGCCCTGTCCTTGTTGAGCTTCCATCATTTCAGCGGCCTGAGCCATTTGTTCAGCTTGGCCTAATTTATCTAGTATTTCTTGCTTGCCTGGGAAGTCTGACATATCTACAATTGCTTGTACTATAGTCATAACTGCCGCAGGTGGCATAGCTGTTGCATATTGTAGCAACTCTTTAGCCGATTGTACTGATGCTATTCTAGCTGTTGGTGAAGTTTCACCTTCATCTATCTGTACATCATATTTCATACTGTAAAACTTTTCAATTAATTCTTGTGTTGCTTCTACTGTCCAGTTTGGTTCTTTCTTATTTTGTATACCAACTATTTTTGTTATTTTGTTTGGGTCATAAAACTGCTGTATGTTTGATAACAATTGTTCAGCTACTGCTATTTTAGCTGTATTTAAATTATCAAATAACTCTTGCATTGTTGTTAACCCTTGTTGAATCCTTGTTTGAGCAGCTATACCACTCTCTCTTGAATTAGTTGGCATCCCGACCAAACTATCATTTATACCGCTTATTGCTTTAGCATCTTCTTCAGCTTGCGCTTCTAGCCACTGATAGTGACCTAATATACCTATATAATTAGCAGAAGATGATTGTATTTTATCTTTTATATTACCTCTTACACCGACCCAAGCCCCTGGAGTAGATAAAGCTTTAATTTGCTCTGCATCTACTGCACTCATTTGATAAAATCCTCCACCCTTTGGAGCTCTATTTAAAATATCAGTAAATTGACTATGTCTTTTATTCTTCTCATCTTGTAAGTCAACTAAATTTTTAACTATACCAAAAGATTCCATTTTACTTCCAGTGTCTTCAACATAAGCAAATACAGGGACGATAGGAAACTTCCCATGCCTATATGGTGAAACCACTTGTTTTCTTAGCATTAAATTACCAGAAAAAACATCTTGATATATAACTGTTCTTGGAACTTTAACTACAGTGAATTGTTGTTGCATTCCTGCTAACGCTGACTGTTCAGTTAAGTTAGCAGCAACAGTTTCAGCTTCTTCTTTTGTCTTTCCAGCCTCATACATATCACCTCCTGGTGTAGCTATAAACCATCCATACTCAGTTTTCTTAGTCCAAAGCTCTATAATTTTAGCACGTCTTTTTTCATTGTCTACAAAAGATGACCAATCATTAATATTTGGATTAGTAGGATAGTCGTTTACATATTCTACAGCAGGGTGTGGGTATCTTTCGTCAGGAGTAAAATTAACCATCATAGCAATTTCTGCATTAGATTTACCCATAAATATGTCGGGATATAATAATTTAAGCTGGCCAATTGTTAACCACTTTTGCCTTGACATATAAGTCCAATCAGACATGTCAAGCTCTTTACCGTCTGGGTCTTTATATACATTATATACACTTTCGTTTCTAACAACATTAGAAACTGTCAGCTCACCTGGTAATTGTTCTACAGAACAGTCAATCCAACCTCTGCCACAAACAGCAGCAGTTTTAAATGCTCTAGAAAAAACTTTCTGTAAACGCTTATTTCTATCTTCATGCCTTAGCACAAGTCCAGCTATTCTTGCTAAGTTTTCGTCTTCAGAAGCAACTGGATAAACTTTATAGCCACTTCTAATTTGTTGCTCTAGACCAGCTACAGTATTTACCTTAGAAAAGATAAAGTTAAAAGTTAATGGCGGCCTTCCTTCACTTTCAAGTAATGCTCTTTCTGCATCTGTCCACTGACCTGACCCTGTATAATATGCCATATAATCTTTGTATGATTGTATGTCGTTTTTATTTCCAGCTTCAAGGAATGAGTAAATCTCCATAGTCTCCCTAAGCCTTGTAGCATCATCATTATAAACTGTTGGTCTAAATCCGTCATCTTTATTTGCCATTATCTATCATCATGCAATGAACAGCAGAAGTAGTCTTACCTCTCCTCTTCTTCACACCTCTCCTTTTTTTAGGTTTATCTCCGTGCATCCTTGAAACTTGGAGACCTTCATTAAATGTAGTTTCAGCCATTAAGCTTTATCGTTCATCATTCCTGGTGCAGAGCCACCTTTTTTCATTGATTTGTTGTTTTTCTTTTTGGTAGTTTTCATAGCTGTCATGCTACCACCACCACCGTAACCTTTTTTATTTCCTGCTGGCATTTAATACCTCATTTTCTTATCTTTATAGTTCATACCCATTCCAGTTTTGGAATTGATTTTTTCATTTTTAATAGTACCAGAAGCATACGATGTTGTTGTTGCCCCCATCGGTCTATTTTTATCTAACCTATCTGTGTTACAAACAGATTTATCTGTCATCATTGGTTTCATGTATCCTCCTATACGTCTTTAATTATTGCAGCGACAATCGCTTGAATTTTGTTACCACCAGTACCTGCGCCAGCTTTTTGACCAGATATGCCATGCAAGTTGCGAACTTGTAACTCGTTAAACTTACCAAACCAAGATTCCCCTGGTCCAATCTCAACAGCGTCAACAGTATTGTGAGCTACTGTACCTCCATCAAAAAGTACATAGATGCTGTCTGCTGCATTTGCAGTTGTACCATCATCTGTGTACCCAGTATGTTTAATATATACGAATTTGATTTTATCTGTTGTAGCTATTGATGGCATTGTAGACCCTGCATCAACCCCAGCAGCAGTTGTACCTTTTTGTAGAAAGGTTTCTGTTGAAATAAGGTCTGAACTAGTAGTAGTTACGTCTACAATTTTATAATACCAACCTTCAGTTGAATCTGCAGGCTCGTAGGACAATGTTTGCCCTGTAAGTGTTTTTGAAATCTCATCTGGCAACAACTGTGCCGAAATGGTCATAATAGCATCATCTGCCATAAAACTCCTTTATGTTGGGCGTAGTTTAATGGTTAACAAGTTATAACAAAAGTATTTATACTGTTTTCCAATTATCTTTTTTCATTTTTTTCTGCAACCATTGCGGTGGTATACGTTTTGGTTGTGGTTTAGCCGAGGTTTCTATGTGATTTATCATGTATCTGAGTGCATCCATAGCGTGGTCATTTTTCTTCATAGGTTTCTCTGACGCATTCTTTTTATCGCCACCGTAGTCTTCCCACCTGTAATCGGTTATTTCTTCAATAAACGGTTCCATGGCTGGCTTATCAAACACAAAAAAGCGTGGTCGTTGTAGACCTTCATCAATTTGCATATATTTAGCAACTCTATCTATGCCAGCAGCTACGTCATTGTCTGCTTTTTCAAAATAGATACCGTACTCCTCATACTGCGCACCAATAGTAACATCTGTAGACATTCCACCTCTAACATGCCATATACTAGGGTCAGCAAGCCATCTAGTTATTTCTTGGGTGCCAACCTTACGCCATATCTCCTCAGCATGGAAATCTATCCACTCATCTGCTTTATAGTGCATATTATATAAATATATATCACGCTCATCACTGACCGCAAAGAATAACACAGCTGTAGGATTACGGTGTCCATGGTCAAGTACAACATATCTATGCCACCATTCTGGTATTGAAAACGGTTTTACTACGTGCGTATTCTCATCAAAATCACTCCATACCAATCCTTCAAAGTTATCCCATGAACCAAACACATACCTACTTACCCATCTTTTGGGCTGCTGTAAACGGTCTACAATATAGTCCCATGGCAGGTAAGGGTTAGCACAGTGTAGTAATGTAACGTCTTTTTGACATTTAGGCGCAGGCACATCTTCTTTCCATATAGTACCCTCTACAATCTTATAGTCTTTTCTACCACCACCTTTAATCCAACGTCTCCATACCCAGCTGTGACCATTTGGGTTAGCTGTAGCAAAGCTTCTCCTTGAAGCATTACGTCTACGCATCTGACCTATACAGGCAATCCATACATTCTCTGTAATCTCTTCTATCTGGTCAACAAATACAGCACCGATGTTCATAGATTTTACTTTTTGCATCGCTTCACGTGACTCATCTAATTGCATATAGAATATCTTACTATTATTGAGAAACTCTATAGTTTGACCTTGTCTGTCATGACGTTTAATTAGTTTAGGGTCTATAATATCGAATAGCGATACAAGCGTTGATTTTTTAAGAGAACTTAAATTTTTACGTCCTAATAGTATAACATTGTTAGGAAAGGTTACAGCTTCTACTATTATTTGCACCATTAACCAGTCCGTTTTTCCCCAACCAAGAGACCCTGCAGCTAAGACATGCTTTTCTCTAGATGCTATTAGTTCTTTTTGATTAGGCAGAGCATCAGATGGTTCTCCGTCTGCGTCTTTAAACCCTATATATATTTCCATAACGTCCCTTTTGGTAAATCAAAATTATTTTTGAGGCCCTTTTGGCATTTTAACTTTAATATCAGTGTATAAATTCGTGGCGGCCTCGGCAGGGTGGTGCGCCCCCCCGTTAATCTACCTTTCCAACGATTTCCGTAAACTTGTTTTTCTTCTCAACTTTAGCACTGTTAGCACTGTTACGAGTGTATCCGCTGACACCGTCGCCAAACGCAATATTTACCTGTACATTAGCACCTACATTCTTACCTCTGTCTGCATACCTATCTCTATCTAGTGATTTCAATCTGAATAATCTTTCTACCATGTTCTTCGGTGCTAAAGCGTTGGATTCACTGACCTCTTCTAATTTCATTAGCTCAACCCTGTCTAATATCTTTCTGACTTTATTGTAGGCGGTGTTGAATTTCTTATCCACTTTGAGCGCCACCGCTACATCGACCGCGTTGAAATTCAGTGATGCGGTGCTAATTGAGCCTGATGCTATCCAATCACTGAGAAAATCCTGTTTCCATGGCTCAAGGTTAGCAACGAGGGCATCGATATCCTTTTTGGCTACGATTTCATTGCTACGCAATATAGATTTAGTAGGTGTTTTTTCAGTTATTTCAGGTTTATCTTTTATTTTCTTCATAATTGACAGATAGATTAGAGGTTAACGCAAAAAATAACAAAGTATATTTTCTCCTCTATAAACTGGCATTGTCCTGTTAAATTTCAGGGCTTAGATTACATTAATATGATAAATATGATATTTAGTATTGACTTATATATAAGAAAATCCTTAATTTACGGAGTAAATTGCCTGACAATGTGGTCAGGTTAAAATAACGAAACGAGAGATGAACTCTCGATAAACAATACAAGGAGAAACAAAATGAAAACAGTTGAAAAAAGAAGACAAATAACCCACCTAATCAACACAGGTGAAATCAAAGAGGTTGGCTCAGTATCATCGAGGAGCAAAGTTATCAGAAATTTAAATTCTGAACAGTGTGATAACGTGATAGAAAACGGCTCAATCAATTATAGTGATTATCCAACAATTATAGAGAGAGAGGACATATACATCTCTAACTCAATACCTGAGGATAATGACTCTGATGATGGAAATGGCGGTGCTAACAGTGATAACACCGAAGAGGATGGTGACTCTGACCAAGAACAAGACTCTGAAAATACCGACGAGCCTAGTCGTGAAGTTCCTGAGAATGCTATGAAAGAACTAGCATCAGAATTACCTCATAATAATGAAAGTTCTGATGATGGCGTTCAGTTTGTGACCGACAAAGGCATGAGGACGGTCGAAGACTCTCAGGATACTCTAGGAGTGTTGAAAATCTCTGAAGTTGTTGAGGGTCAGGCTCAGGTGATGGACGTGATGATTGATGCAACAAAAAAGCAACAAGAGGTGAACAGAGTTTTTAAAGCTAAGATAGACAAAATCTCTAAAGGCTCAGGCTCAGGCTCAGGTTCAGGTGGTGGAAATGTTACTGTTAAGGTTAGCACCATAAAAGAAGCTAAGAAAATAGAGGGCGTTCACCATCATCCTAAGTTCAAGGATATAGTCGAGAAACTACAGTTAAACGCAGACAAATGTGTTTACCTTTGTGGTGATGCGGGAACAGGTAAAACAACGCTAGCGGAGCAAGTAGCTAAAACTATGGAATTGCCTTTCGGATTTCTATCCTGTACTGAGGGCATGTCTGAAGCGCACCTGTTAGGTAGAATGTTGTTCAATGGTGATTATGTAGCGTCAGAGTTTGTGACATTGTACGAGAATGGCGGTGTCTTCTTATTAGATGAGATGGATGCTATGGACTCTAATGTAGCGGTGGTTATTAATTCCGCCCTTGCTAACGGTATAATCTCAGTTCCAAACAGGAAAGATAACCCTACCGCAAAACGTCACGAGAATTTCTTTGTGATTGGAGCGGGTAACACATGGGGAACAGGTCAAGGGTCTTCACTTTATTCAGGGCGTAACAAGCTAGATTCCGCTACCTTGGATAGATTTTGGGGTATAGAGGTGAAATATGACACAAAGCTAGAGAAGATGTTAGCAAATGATGATAAAGCTATGATTTACGCTCTAAATGAGTTGAGAAAAAGAGTGAAATCTAATGGCCTGAATAGAATAGTCGGAACACGTAAATTTAAAGATGCGGGCCGATGCAGTGCTAACGGTAAAGATGTAGCATATCTTATGGACCACGTGACAACAGGATGGACCAAGGAAGAAATCAATAAGGTTGGCGTTAAAGATATTATCCTAGAGTCTAAATCTATATCAGAGGGAGTATAAGATGAGACTACAGAACGGAAAATATATCTCATATCCTCAGGTAAAAGAGGACGGAACACCTGATGCTAACAGGAGTGTCTTCGTAACAGAGGGAACTGATGTTAGAATCACGGACACAATCAACGGTGACACTCATAGTTATGGGAACCACTTTGTGGGTCACAGGTTACTGAAGAAGTTTGAGTTTACTTCTCAGGATGAGATGCACAGGTTTGTCAGTGCTAACTCTCACAAACTAGCCACCTATGAAGAGAAAAGAAAGCTACAGGATGGGAGAAATGAGAATCTCCCTCAGGATTGGGTAGCTAGAGAGCAAAAACATTACTCTTCTATTGTAGAGGACGGTGATGAGTGGGCGTTTGGTAAAGCCAAAGAAAGTGATTGCGCTAGCAAAACGGACAAACTTTTAGAAGATGGGCGCTCAACATCAGGAGTTAGAAGAATCATCAGAAAAACGCTAAAAGATATCAGATTAGCGGGCGTTGATAAAATGTTGAATGAGCGTTTTGAATCTGTAAAGCGTAAGCGTGTATGGTCTGAGGATGGCGCGGAACTTGACATTGATAGAATAATGACAGGTGACCCGCAACATTGGGTAAACACCAAGAGAAACGGTAAGAAGAGAGTTATAAAAATAGCGGTCAACGGGTCAATGAGTTGGACGAATGGCTCAGGAGCGTTCGCTAAGAATGTAGCGTTAGCATACGTAACCGCGGAAGCACTAGAAAATCTTGGATACGGTGTTGAGATTGTAACTCTTATGTCTTCATGGTGTCTTGCTAACAAGCTAGGCCAAGATGAGAACGCTATGGTGTTTGACTTAAAGAAATCATCTGAACCTGTAGATGTTGAGAGAGTTGGTTCAATAGGATTACCATCACTTTTAAGGTACTACACCTTTATCGCTAGAGACTTTATCTTTAGACAAGATAATGGAAACTGTAGACAAACTAGTGATGAGATGAAAGGTTTCCTAGGGATTGACATCTTGGTTGAAAACTCTTGGAGCATGGGCGGTACTATGGGGCAGGCTCAAAGAATAACAAGAGCAATCGATGAAGCAATTAAACAATAAACAAAAACACAGGGGCGTTAGCACCGCCCCTAAAACAAGGAGAATAAAAATGAAAAATAATAAGAGAGTAAAACCATCAATCAATCCACCAAGGCTAAGCTTTGATATATTGGAACCTAAGGTTACAAATCTTAGCGGTGCTAACGAAAAGCCAACTGTAGAGGAGTTACAGAGTGCGGTGGGTGGTAATATTGAGGTTGCGTTCAGTGATGATGACCTGAGAGTTCAAATCATCGTAGATGAAGAGGGCAAACTGAAAGGCAAACCAATGAATATGGGAGCAACAGAGCATTGGTACAGGCTTATGCAGTTAGATACAAACCCCGATGAATTTTGGACCTTTGAAGAGTTTGTTAACAAGGTTGATTTCTTGGTTGGTGATGTGGTTATATTGCATGGAGAGGCGAGGTTAGACTAGTCGAAATCCGAACGCAGTGATGCGTGCGGGTCGTGTGTAGGTTGGGAACCTTGCACCTGATGAGACAACCCGATTAATATCGTTAAAACAAGGAGAAAAACGATGAAAAAGAAAAACAAAGGTCAAGAATCGATAGACATAGTTTTTGACGTAAAAGATGGTAAAGTAAAAACAGAAAAAATGGTAGTTAAATTAGGAGAGGTTGGTCCTATGCCTTTCGATAAAACTATCTTCACATGTAGAGCCACGCTATTAAGTAGTCAGGGCGCATTTGATTCACTGATGCACCTCAAAGACATTATAGATGAGGAGAACCCTAGCGAGCGTACAACAAAATCATTAATGTCGTTGATTGAGGTTGTTGGGGTGAAACTGGAAATGGACCAATTAACATTACATAAAAGACTCTATGAGTTGTTCCCTGTTCTTGATGGGATGAGCTTAGGTTTTGATGAGAGTATCTTAGGATTTAAAATCATGGAAACTAGGGATGGTGATATTAACACCCTTAAAGAGGTGACCAAGATGCTTGATTTAGCATACGAGGCCACAAAACCTAAAGACTCTGAATTAGCACGAAAGAAAGCTAAGATTCTCAAAATGATGAGCGGGTCAGGTATCCCTGTTGATACTCAAACTGAATTAGCAAGAGAGTATGCTAATTCAGAGAGAATAATGAGTAGAATAGAAAAATCAGAGAGTGAGGGAGTCGACCCTGAGATAACCCCTGAGGAGTTGCAAACGCTAAAAAATGCATCTGAAAAGATGGAGAGTATTATGAAAGAGCATCTAGGCGGGGCAATAAAAGACAAAGGGGGGATAGCTTAATGGCCAAACTAAGAAAGGCGCAAGCCAATCTATATTCTGTGGTGCTAATCTCCTATGTTAAGGAGTCTGAGCATCAAAAGGCAGACCCGCCAAGTGTGGATAAACAGGTTGTTGTAAACACCATTAGCAAGGTTATCAATGTTGTTGACCACCTTGGACAGATGGAAGGATTTATAGCGCCTTGTGCAGATAAGTTGCGTGCTAACATCTGTAATTCGATGCCTAGGTTCTCTTTTACGGCGGACTCTAATGTGGGGGTAACCTACGAGGTTCACATCAAGCAACACACGGTCGGCATAGGTGTTGTGGTTAATGCAGACATTGAAGACGACTCAGAGATTTCTGAGTGTCCGTTCTAGGAGATTAAAATGGAGCGATTAAGAGAATGTTCAATCTGTGGGGATAACATTCACTTGGATTCTAGAGGGTTTGGCGGTCACAACGCCAAACCCGTAGTTCCTTGCGGAGTGTGTTGCGATGCGTGCAATACCGATGTTGTTATACCATACAGAATAATGCTAATAAATAAGGAGAGCAAATAAATGGAAGAGTTATTAAAGGTACTAGAAAAATACTTCAGTCTTCATGATGTTGACCAAATTTACAACTTACTATCAGAGTTCTCAGAATTTGATACTAATTGTGGGAGCGTCAGTTTTGAAGATTGGTTAATTAAAAAGGGGGATAAGTAGATGGGTGTTAAAAAAATGGTTGCTATTTTTAAAAGGGCAAAAGGTTCAAACTGTAAGTGGGTTAGCACGTCAGATTTTGCTCCAGAAAAGCCCGCTGGCGATAAAAAATCCGTGCTAATCAAAAGACCAATGGTCGTAGATGGTCAGGTATGGGACAAGGGCCAAACAGTTGAAAGGGGGGATGAGTAGATGGCAACTAAAAACTACAATCCTGTTAGAGATATCTATTACTATTTTAAAGTTCCTAGATATTTGTGGAGCAGATTCAAAGCGGTCTGTGCTAAGAAAGATAAATCGATGCGGGAGATTTTACAGAAATTAGTTGAAGCGTATGTAAATGCTAACGAGTAACTAAGTTCCCCTTGTTGAAAAAGCCGATTACGAAAGTGGTCGGCTTTTTTTTATTCAATCATATCCCTCTCAAGTTGTTCTTTAAGTGATTCCAAAGAATTAGCAACGTAAACGTAAGCACCTTTCTTTCTTTTTTCTTCTAACCATTCGAGCTGAAGCTTTGATGCTTTATTAGCACCACGCTTAACTTCTACAGCAAAGAACTTACCTGTATTTGTGCAACCAACAATATCAGCAATACCACTTCGGTTATAGAGTCCCGATGTTATCACATCAACAGAAAAGCCATGCTTTCTTAGCCATGCTAATATTCGTTTTTGTATTTCTT